CATAATTGACGTTCCAAATTTAGTTCTTGACATCACCTATGATTTTTGCTATAATTTACAAATAGGAGTATAATTTTAAATGACAGCAGGAACTTATGATATAGTTATCGACCAAGGATCAGACTTTGCTATAGAAATAGCGATTTCAGAAGGTGGTGCGGCAACTCCAATAGCAACTCACACAGCACGGGCACAATTGCGTCCGTCACCTACATCTGCAACAAAGACAGCAGATTTTACTTGCACGATTGTAAATGCTACTGATGGCAAGATAAAGATGGCTTTGGGTAATTCAGTTACTGCAGCAATTGCGTCAGGTAAATATTATTACGACTTAGAATTAGTAAATACAGGAAATAACACAGTAACACGATTACTACAGGGCGTGGCTAGAGTCACTCCAGAAGTTACAAGATAATGTCAGTAAAACTTACCATAACCCCAGAAACTACTTCTGTAGGGGTAACTAATCAAGTAACCGAACTAACTATTTCAGCAGCTATTGCTGGTGCGGCTACGGACGCACAAGGTATTACTTTTCAAAACGCAGCGAGAACTATCTCATCTGCGTCAACAGTTGAACAAGCACTTCTGCAATTAGCAGACCAGTTCTTTGTTCAAACGACAGCTCCAACTGCTGGCACAACTAACTTAGCAGAAGGAGACTTCTTTTATGATACTGACGATAATCAGTTAAAGATCTATCGAGAGACGTCTGCAGGACAATTTAATTGGGTTCCTGTAATGATAGGAAACAGTTCAACGGACTCGGACACGATAGACGCAGGGAGCTTTTAAGCTCATATAGGAAAAAATAATGGCACAAACAATTAAAATCAAACGAAGTACCAGTACTTCCGCACCGGGTTCACTTGGTGCTGGTGAGTTAGCGTATTCTTCCGATAGTAACAAGCTATTTATTGGTCACCCTTCCTCTAGTGCTGTAACTGCAATCGGCGGTGCTCTATACGTTGAGATGTTAGATCACTCTGCTGGTACATTAACAGCAAGTTCAGCAGTATTAGTTGATGCTAACAGTAAGATAGACCAATTAAAATCAGGGAATATGGTATTCACTGGTTCAAGCAATACAATCTCAACTTCATCAGGAAATCTAACTATAGCCCCAACAAGTAACTTAGTTGTTACTCATGGCGGTACAGTTGACTTTTCAGGTCAAGCAAACACTCTTACAATGCCTGATAACAATGCAGCTGCATTGGATATCAAAGAAGCAGGAAACTCATATCTTAAATTTGTAACTACAAACTCTAGCGAGAAAGTTGTAGTCGGCAAAGATATGGACACAGGCACAGTTAATGTAGCTAGTGGTAACTTCCTTGTAGGAACAGACAAATTTACAGTAGCTTCTGGAGACGGAGATACAGTAGTTAAAGGTACAATGAATGTACAAGATGCAGTCGATTTAGACTCTACACTTAATGTAGATGGTAATACTACTTTAAATGGTAACGTTACTTTAGGTAACGCAGGTAGTGATACCGTTACTGTTACAGGTACTGCAACATTCACTCCTTCAGCAGACTTTGACGGAGGCTTTACAGTCGCTGGCTCACAAACTGTTGATATGGGAGCAAACAGAATAACTAATGTAGGTACTCCAACAGCCTCTACAGATGCTACAACCAAAGCATATGTTGATAGTGTAAAACAAGCACTCGACATCAAAGACTCAGTTAAATTAGCTTCAACAGCTAATATCAATGCAACCTACAATAATGGTGCAGGAACTCTTACTTATGACGCTACAGGCGTACAAGCAATTGATGGTGTTAACCTCGCTGCTAACGATAGAGTCCTTGTTAAAAACCAGTCAACACAGACACAAAATGGTGTTTATAAAGTTACAACAGCTCCAGCCGTAGGTGTGGCAGGTGTACTTACAAGAGCAGTAGACGCAGATTCAGCTGCCGAAGTTACAGGCGGATTATTTGTATTCGTTGAAGCAGGTTCATCTAACGCAGATAATGCTTATGTTCTAACTTCAGTAACAGGAACAGCAACTCTTGGCACAGACAACCTTGTATTTACACAGTTCTCAGGTGCTGGACAAATCGATGCTGGTAACGCCCTTACAAAAACAGGGAATACTATTGCAGTAGACGTAGATGATAAAACAATCTCACACAATAGTGGAGCAAATCTAAGTCTAAAAGGTATATCAGCAACAGCGAATGGTGACATACTATTTGGTGCTAATGGTGCCAATGGTGGTTACTCAAAACTTTCAATAGGTTCATATGACTCAACAAATAGTGTAGGACAAATACTTCAAGTAGGTTCTTCATCAACAGTCACATGGTCTAATACACTAGATGGGGGTACATTCTAGTGGCACAAGTAATTAAAATAAAAAGGTCGGAATCAGCAAGTTCAGCCCCCAGTACTAGTGACTTAGCTACTCATGAAATTGCAATGAATACAGCCGACCAAAAGATTTATACTAAAGACTCGAATGGCAATATTGTAACAGTAGCTTCTCACTCAGAAGCTATTGCGACAGAGGACGATATTCTAGCCTTTACTATAGCATTAGGATAGCAACATGGCATCAGCATTTAAATCAGCAACAGCAAAAGATGTAGGAACTTCGTTAACAACTGTATACACTTGCCCTTCTAACACCACAGTTACAGTAATAGGATTATACCTATGTAACCAAAGTGGAGGATCAATTGAAGGTAGTGTAGAATTTTACGACGCTAGTACTACAAATCATATTAGTATTTTATCTGGTTCCCCAATACCTGACGGTTCAACCGTTGTAGCAATTGGTGGAGAGGGTAAAGTTGTTTTAGAGGCAGGTGATATAATTAAAGTACAATCAAATGTTGCAAGCTCGATAGATGTAGTTCTATCGTATCTGGAGCAGACATAACATGGCACTCATAGGCAAGGAAAACGCGCTAGTCTCCACGCTTGAGGCAAACGCAGTAGGTACTACAGAAATTGTAAGTAACTCTATTACTGCGAGTGAGATAGCCGCTAACGCAGTCGGCACATCAGAAATTGCAGCAAACGCGGTAGGCACCTCCGAAGTAGCAACGAACGCTATTGGAGCAGCACAATTACAAGCATCAGCAGTTACAGCTGTAGCAGACGGGTCAATTGACGCCGATGCGCTAGCAGCTAACTCAGTGGATTCAGCAGAATTGATCTCTGGTAGTATTGATACAATACACCTTGGGTCATTACAAGTAACAGCAGCTAAATTAGCTTCTGATTCGGTAACAACAGTAAAACTAGCGGACAACGCAGTTACAGCTGCAAAAATTGCAGAGAATACAATTTCAAGTTCAGAACTTGCAAATAACTCTGTAACCGCAACACAAATACCAAGTGGTACAATCACAGCCGATTTAATGGCTGCCGACTCAGTAGATTCAAGCGAACTAGTAGACGGTAGTATTGATACCTCACATTTGGGCAACTTACAAGTAACAACAGCAAAGATAGCAGCTAACGCTATCACTACAGCAAAGATTGCTCAAAACCAAGTTACAGCGCATCATATTGCAGATGGTAGTGTTACTGCCACTCAATTAGCTGCAAACTCAGTAGATACTGCAGAGTTAGTAACTGGTAGTATAGACACTATTCATTTATCATCAACAGCAGTAACAAGTGCAAAAATAGCTAACAATGCTATCTTGACACAACATATAGATGATAACCAAATTACAGCGGATCAATTAGCCGCTAACTCAGTAGATAGCGCAGAACTAATAACTGGCTCTATTGACACAATACATATAGGAGCATCTCAGGTAACTACTGCAAAGATAGCAGATAACGCAATCACAGCAGCAAAACTACCTTCTGGAGTTATTGCTTCTGACCACATAACAGATGGTACAATTGTAGCAGGCGACATAGCAAGTGATGCAGTAACTACTGCAAAAATACTAAATGCTAATGTAACAACAGCTAAATTAGCAGACGACTCAGTAACAGCGGCTAAAGTAGCAGATAACGCTATCAACGCTGCAGGTATGGTTGCAAATAATCTAATTACTGCAGACCATTTAGCAGCAAACTCTGTATCTGTATCAGAACTAAAATCAGATGCACTAAGCGGACAGACAATGTCTGGTAATGTTGTTTTCTCAGGAAACGTAACTGTATCAGGAACATCATTCGCAGCTTCAGCTACTACAATTACTACTGGTGATTCGTTAATCTCAATGGCAACAAGTAACAACAGCTCAGACGCAGTTGATATTGGTTTCTATGGATTGTATGATACATCAGGCTCACAAGATTTATACTCTGGTATATTCAGAGACGCAGACTCTTCTGGAAAATGGAGACTCTTTAAAGACTTACAAGTACAACCTACCACAACAGTAAACACTAGTGGAGCAGGGTACACAGTTGCTACATTAGTAGCAAACCTAGAAGGAAATGTAACAGGCAATGCTGATACAGCAACAGCACTAGCAACAGGAAGAACAATTGGAATGACTGGAGATGTCGTTTGGACATCAGCTTCTTTCACAGGTGCAGGTAATGTAACAGGTTCTGCAACAATTCAAGCAAGTGCTGTAGAAACCTCAATGATTGCAAACAATGCAGTTACAACAGCAAAAATTGCAACTAACTCTATCACTACATTGATGATAGCAGATGATGCAGTAACTAGTGATAAAATTGCTGGGAATACAATCGCAACAGGAAACATAGCAGATAACGCAGTTAATGCTACTAAACTTGCTAATAACTCTATCCTAGCTAGACACGTTGGATCAGGGGTTATAGTATCTGACCACATAGCAGATGGAACTATAGTACATGGCGACCTAGCAGCAAACTCAGTAGATAGTTCAGAACTAATAAGTGGTTCAATAGATGCAATACACTTAGCAAGTAGTTCAGTAGAGACAGCAAAGATAGCCGACAACGCAATCACATCAGCTAAGATAGCAGCTAACCAAGTAAGCTCTTCTGAAATCGCACAGAATTCAGTTACAACTACACAGATAGCTTCAGGCATAACATTAGAAGGTACAACTACTTTATCAGGAACATTAGATGGTAATGGTAACAAAATGTTATTTGCCAATGTATACTCATCAGAAGGAGACTTGCCAAGTGCTTCTACATACCACGGTATGTTTGCACACGTTCATGGAACAGGTAAAGGCTACTATGCTCATGGAGGCAACTGGATAAAACTAGCAAATGATGATACTCACTTAGCTCTAAGTGGTGGTACACTTACAGGAACTCTAAACGGTACTAGTATATCACTATCAGGAGACGTAACCGCAGCTAGTGGTAACGGTAGCTTTGCTACACTAGAGACAACTGGACATGTAACACTAGGTAATGGTACAGGAGACTTAACAAAGGTAGCAGGTTTACTAGGTATTCAAGATACTAATCCACCTCAAAAACTACATATTGATGAAGTTGGGGGATTTGATGTAGCTACTCTTTCAAGTAGTTCAACGGGACAACAAACAGTTGACTCTTTCGCAGCAGCTACTTTTAGAACTGCTAAGTATCTCATCTCTATTACAAACAGTACAGATGGAGACTATCAAGCATTAGAACTATTACTATTCCATGATGGAACAACAGTATATTTAACACAGTACGCGTCCATTTTTGATAATGGAGCGCAAGCAACTTTTGACGCAGATATTAACTCAGGCAACGTAAGACTAAGAGTTACACCTGCTTCAACAGATAATATGACTATCAAAGTCATAAGACAAGCAATCGAGGTATAAAATGGGACAAAAATTACAATTCAATATTGAAGACTCAGGTTTAAGTATTGACGGAACAGAAATTGTTAACAGTAGTAGGCAGGCATCTAACTTAGATGTTCCTGGCTCTAAAATGTCAGGTACTATTGCAGCCGCAAGATTACCATACACTATTACAACAACTGCTCCTACCAGCACTAGTGGTACATCAAGCGGACACGTTTGGTACGTCTATTCATAGGAACTTAAATGGCAATTTACTGTAACGATGGGGGAACACTTCGTCAAATTCGCTTTCTTGCGGTTAACGATGGCGGCACGATTCGTCGTGTTCATCACGTTTATGTAAATGATGGCGGCTCTCTAGAAGGGCCGTTCGATGCTGTACGTGCTACAGATAGAAGTACAAATACTGAAACTACATTTGTATCGGGTACTCAGGAAACCTCTTTTAGTACTACTTGTACTTTTGAGACGAACAGAAATACTGCAACAGTATTTGCAACTACAGCTGGAACTACCACAGTATTTAATACTAGTAGAGATACCACTTCTACATTTGCTACAACTAGAAGTACAACTACTACATTTAATACTACTACAAACTTTACTACTACGACTGCGTACGCTACAACTAAGAGTACGACTACTGTATTTAATACTACTACTAACTTTACTACTACAACCACGTATAACACGACGAGGTCAACAACTACTACCTTTGATAGTACAACGACGTATACAACTACAACTACCTTTGATACTACCAAAGATACAACTACTGTATTTAATACAACTACAAACTTTACTACTACCACTACGTTTAATACAACTAGAGAAACTACAACTGTATTCAATACAACTACAAACTTTACTACTACCACAACTTTTGAGACTAGTAAAGCAACTACTACTGTTTACGATACTACTACGACTTTCAATACTTCGTATGACACGACGATTAACACATCTAGGTCTACAGGGTTTACAAACAGTACAAGTCAGAACACAAATACCTGTTTCAACACTAGCTTTACAAACGTAACTAATAGAAACACAAATACAAGTTTTAACACTAGTTTTACAAATGTAACTAATAGAAACACAAATACAAGTTATAATACTGACTTTACAAATAGTACGACTAGAAATACAAATACAAGTTATAACACTAGCTTTACAAACGAAACAAGTAACAACACAAATACTTGTGCGATTGTATCTACGAATACATCATATGCAACAAATACATCATATGCTTGTACATTCATCGTAGCAACAAATACTTGTTATAGTACAAACACTTCATATGCTTGTGGCTTTATCGTAGCAACAAATACATGTTATGCTACTAACACATCATATGCTTGTCAGTTTACTAATAATACGACGCACCAGAATAACACGAATACTTGCGCTATTGTAGCTACAAATACTTGTTACGCAACAAACACAAGTTATCAGACTACATTTACAAATAATACAGGCTTTGAGAATAGTACAAACACTTGTGCGATTGTAGCAACAAATACTTCTTACGCAACAAACACAGCTAGAAATACGAATACTGCATATCAATGTTCATTTACTAATAACACAGGCGCACATACTAATAACACGAATACTTGTGCTATTGTATCAACTGGTTTTACAAATAACACAGGTGCACATACTAATAATACAAACACAGCAAATAATACAAATACTTCTGTAAGTACAAATACCGCATGGAATACAAATACTTCTTGGGCAACTAACTTTAGAAATAATACATTATTCTTTATTGACCCAGAAGTAGGACACCACTTAGGAAGTACAAATACTTCTCGTCAAACTGCAGATACAAATAGTACATCTGGAACAAATAACACAAGTTACGGTATTATATCAACTTCATATATTGTAGCAACAAATACTTGTTATAGTACAAACACTGCGAAGAATACAAACACCAGTTTCATTGTATCTACAAATACTTGTTATAGCACAAACACCTGTTATACTTGCTCATTTACAAATAGTACAGGGTTTACTAATAACACAGGTAATCATACTAATAACACTAACACCTGTTTTACAGCTAACACAGCTACAACTAGAAGTACAAATACAAGTTATGCTTGTCAGTTTACTAACAACACAGGTGCACATACAAACAATACTAACACTTGTTTCATAGCTGCTACAAACACAACTATAAGTACAAATACAAGTTACCAATGTCAGTTTACAAATAACACAGGTGCACATACAAACAATACTAATACAAGTTATCAGACTACATTTACAAATAACACAGGTGCTCATACAAACAATACTAATACAAGTTACCAGACTACGTTTACAAACAACACAGGTGCACATACAAACAATACAAACACATGTTTCATCGTAGTAACAACATTTAATACTAATACGAGTAGAACTACTGATGAAGTAATTGTATCTACAAGTTACAATACTAACACAAGTAAACTGACTGATAATGTGATTGTATCTACAGACTTTAATACTAACACAAGTAGATTAACTGACAATGTAATTGTCTCTACAGACTTTAATACTAACACAAGTAGACTGACTGATAATGTAATTATAAGTACAACATTCAATACGAATACAGCTAGAACTACAACTTACGAAACAGACAGGTCAACATCTAGGTCAAGTTCAAGAGCTACATCAACCAGTAGAAGTACAACTACTGTTTATAATACAAGTACTACTACAGCAAGTTCAAGATCTACTTCAACAAGTAAGGCTACAGTATGTACATTTGAAACTTCTAAGTCTACAGCAAGTTCAAGAGCTACTTTAACAAGTAGAACTACAGCAACAGTATATGCTACAACGTTGGGCACACTCACAAGTAGAGCGACTGCAACAGATAAGTCTACAACTACTACGTTTAATACTGCTACAACAACATCAAGTTCAAGAGCAACCTCTACTAGTAAATCAACTAGTACTGTATTTGATACCACAACTACAACTGCGAGCTCAAGAGCAACCTCTACTAGTAAGAGTACTACATGTACTTTTGATACTACTAGAGATACTTCGACTACTTTTGAAACAAGTAGTTCAACAGGTTCTGTTTATGAGACCACAAGGACTACAGCTTCTACGTTTAATACAACTAGAGCGACAGATACCACAATTACAACCGAACACCTGACAACTATTGCTACTGCAACAGATACAGGTATATTTGAAAGAATAACAGCCTCTCAAGCTGGAACGATATTCGATACTGAAGTGTCAAGCGCCTCTGATGTCGGAGCTTCCTATTGGGACGGTTCATCATGGAGCTAAGATGGAACAGAGAAAAAATGCAAAAGGACAAACACTTGAAGACGTCATTGACGAGTCTAGTGGGCCGCCTAAGATAACAACAGATTACCTTAATAAAAAAATGGAAGGTATGATGACAGCTCTCTTTGATACAATAGGAGAGAACGAAGAAAGAATAAAAGATTTAGAGTTACAAGTTTGGAAACTAACCGAGAAACTCAATGGCTCTTGATCAATTAGCTATAAAAGAAGAGCTGGGGGATATCCCAACTCATTTTATGAAGTCAGGCAGTTGTATGCCACCTAGAGATAGATTAGATACATTAGCAAGATTTCGTGAAAGAATAATGCCTGAAGAATATAATGGCTGTAGCTTTGAATTTGACTTATGGTATAATACCAATGAATTAAGAACAATTAGGTCATTTCTATATACAGATTTTTTAGGCAAAGGAGTTTTCTTTAGAGTAAACACCATAAAAATAAATGACAGACTATACCATAGTATTGCTGACTCAAATCAAAAGATAGACGAGGATAGAATACAAAAGATTATAGATAGTCTAGAAAATAAATATACATTACAGGTTAATCGTTCTACTTATGATAAGGTAGTATTTCCACCAGGAAGTAATCTTATACAGCCAGGAAAGAATGTTCTTGATTGGAAAAAGTTAGACGACTTTGTAATGAATAAGGGATATGTAATTAAGCCACACCCTATAACTGCTCATGTATATGTTGCAAAATATAAAGAACGATATGGAGCAGATAAGGTATTAAATAAAAAACTTGGCGGACATGAAATTCTTGAAAGATGTACTGATGTAGCTTTCTGCCCTAATAGTCAAATGGGTATAGAAGGATTACTTCTAAATAAGAATATTCATCTAGTATCAACTCCTAGAGTTGCTAGAGAAAAGAATCATCTTACTTATGAAGCCATATATCAGGGACTACTTGGAAAGAAATGCGGGTCACGTACAGCGCTTTTAAAGATACTGTCAAGCAAAAGGTCTGGCATAGTTTTCGAATTTGACGAAGACGCAGAAGAAAGAGTAGAAAGGTACTTAGAACAATTTTGGGAGTACACTTTCAAAGGAAGAAGCAAGGTATACAAATGATTGATATTATTATTTTAACAGAGGAGATAAACACAGAGTTTACTCTTAGTTCTCTAGTGAATAACTCAGAGAACTTCCGCCTACACCTATTTAATAGGAGGGGGCCGCTTATGGATAATATGCAACCAACTATTGATTGGGCAATGAAAAACTTTAGAGAAGTTTATAGTTACCAGACTCCGTTTTCTTTTAGAGGCACAGGCTCCAATAGAATGGCTAGGGTGTGTCTCCAGTTTAGAGAACATTGGAAAGACAAGCAACCAAAAGGAGCTCCAATAGAAAGAGTTATTGTTCATACTAAAGGTGCTAGAATCTTTAATGGTAGTTTTGAAAAGAATATACCTACAGTAAAACAAATGGGAGATAACTTAGTTTATTTCTCTAGAAAGAACCAATACTTTGACCATGGGTTCTACGGAAACTATTACCAGATACTTGACTTACCTAATAAAAAATCAGACTACTGCAAAGACTTTATGTTAATCAATTGGAAACTATTTAAAGACTTTGCTCCCCAGCACTACTTTGCAAATGGCAAAGCTACAAGGCAAGAAAATAAAGAGCAGCCTGGTAAGTATCTAAATGATGTAGACTCCTTTATTTTATCCGCAAAAGATGTACCTTTCTTTGTTAACCTTAATAAAAGAAAACATGGTTGGGCTCCATTATACTTTGATATGACTGTTGACGACTTAATTAAAAAAGAAGCTATTGGTCCAAAAGACACTATCAATCATAACATAATGATGAGAAAAGCTTTCTCAACATGTATAGATACTATAGAGCTATTTGCGCACTACCATGAAATGCCAACACTACACTACATGTGTGTTCCTTGGGATATGTGGACTAAGTGTATAGATGATATACCTCTACCTATTAGAAGAGAGGGTATAAATGAAAGGTTACTTATTAAATCTGACAAACAGAAAAAGTATCTGCGTCAAGTCGTAGAAGCAGGGTACTTACTAGGGAAGATATAATGTCTATAGCTAATAAATTCAGACTTCTAAAAAAGTTATGTGTTTATGAAGAAGGAGCTAAAGGCAACACAGACTTAGCTGGTCAAATTGTTTTTGAATTTTCTGAAAAAGAGCGAGAACAAATAATAAAAGACTGGGCAAAAACACCTACCGGCTTGCGATATCTTGCAGGCGAAAGACTAACCGATAATATAGAAAGATTCAAAGACAGAGACCCCAATACTCTAGGGGCAAAATATCTTCAGTTCTTAGAAAAATATGATTTTACTGAAGTAAACGACCAACTAGCTACTACCCAAGCTAGATATGATGAAGCTGCATACTCCGATCACCAAGCTGAATTAAAAGCCTACGGAACATTCGTAACTGATATGCACGACTTTACTCATGTTATAACTGGATATCCGCCTGATACTTTTGGCGAGTTAATGAGAATAAGAGTTTACCGTCAATATGAGGGTAGGGGCTGGGCAGTTCTTTATTGGAATGGTTGGATCAAAGCGCAGTTCCGCAAATCACAAGAAAGGAAATACTTCAACGCAGCCGTACGGGAAGCTAGACGAACGGAAAAAACGGCAAAGAATTATATATTTGAAGATATGTTCAGTATGCTAGGTTGGCATATCAATAAAGTCCGCAAAAATCTCAGCACCCCAGCGTCCAAGCTTTGGAACTGGGAAATGCACTAATCTTCCAAGATTTCTTCTTTTAGGTCAGAAAGAATTTCCCACTTAATAATCCCATTACGAGACATTTCTAAAGCGTACTCTCTTTCTGCGGGGACGTTGTGAGGAATCTCATCAACGGTATTTCTAGGTAAGTGCCAGCTGTTAGGGTAAGCCGCTCCTACTTTGAATGGGGCTTTTTTGGCAAAGAAGTCAAACCCAACAAGTGTAAGACTCTTCCAAACCCATGCCTTTTTTATTAACCAAAGTAACACTATGAAACCATTCGAAGGTCTACCCAAAGTTTCATTATTTACATAACCAAACTCTTCGTAAAGTTCAAGCAGTTCTTCATCACTCCACATAGTGTGGTACTCATCATCTAACCCATTGCCTAGTTCTCTAGGATTACTCAAATTTATACGAGTACGATTAAGTAGTTTTGGAACTCCTTTTAACTCTGGTCTTTTCATCATTTGTTCTGCTCTCAGAAACCCTGTACACCAGATATCAGTTCTTTTACCAATTCTTTCATAATGTCGTGGCAAAGGAACTCCTCTACCCATACGAATAACTATATCATGCGAATCTATAAAATCTGCTTTCTTATAGTTTAGAATCTCTACTGAGTTACCAACAAGTACTACATTCTTATTTTTTAGTAGTTCTAGGACTGTTTCTGCGCTAACCATTCAGCCTCCCTAATCGCTTCTTTGTCTGATTGGACTTCTTGATAGTTTGCCCTATTCTGCAAGGTTATCTCGGGTACTTCTAATTCTGTAAACTCTGCCATTCTGATAAGCCATCTGACAACATCAGCAACTTCATCATGAGTTACACTTGGCAAATCTTCATCATTTAGTAAACCGAGATTGATTGTTGTTATACGGCATCGTTTGTCACTATTATACACAAGAGTATTAGTAAGAAAATTAAGACTAGCTTTTTGCGTTGCATACATATATCCTTTCGATATGTTAGGTTGGGCGGCTCTACTAGAGATGTTAATTATATACTTAGTCCTATCATGCTTCCATGCTTCGTAAGCGTGCATTAGTATTTCAGTTTGTCGAAATCCTCTGTGAGCGTGGTTAATTAAAACGTCTACATGGTTTGGGTTATTGTAATCAAACCCCCACCAATGTATTTCGTTCATTGTAATATCTTCTACACGCGGGGTTTTAATTGTGTGGTCTTGCAAAGCACCCGCTATGGCTTCTGCAAGTCCTGTTGTTCCTGTGATTGCTATTTTCATGCGAATAATCCTATAGTAAACATGGCAAGTCCCATGAGTCCTAACATTGTCATTTGAATGATACTAGCCCAAAACACTTGTCTCATTGGGTGCATCTCTACTAATTTTTCTATAATTGATTCTGATGGTGCAAGATTAACAACTTGCAATAATTTTTCTTCCTTTGTTTTCATATTGTTGTACTATATCAAATGATTCTTTTCCAAATAGTGTTCCGTCTACTGAACACCCGTTACACGGAGATTGACTTCTATCCCCTCTTGCTAATCTTCTTCTTATCTTTTTCATTGGTTTACTAAACCAAACATTCATTAAAGTATCTTGCATTAAGTTTCCTACTACATGCTCTCTACCCCAGTCGTTACTACAGAACAAAACATCTCCATTCCAATCTACAAACATTTTATAGAAAGGATAATGACACGGTTTCCCTTGCAAAGATTGAATATCGGACTCGTCTATACCGAGCCAATCGATAGTCCCGCTTCTATTGTTTAATATAAGTCCATGATCCTTCTGACTCCAATGCATACGATACTTGTATCTGTCTTGTGGAATGTCACGCATAAGTTCATCGAAATGTTCCATTTGATGCGCTCCATCATACAAGTTAATATACAGAAGGGAGAGACCATTGTCAAACAGAGATTTTGCATACTCTGAAGTCAATCTATCCCCATTGGTATTACACTCGAGAATGTTGGAAGAGAGATGTGTTCTAAAACTTTTTACTATTTCAGGAAACTTTGGGTTAAGTAAGTTTTCACCAAAACCGCTAAGAGAGATCTTGCCACGATAATGATTACGTCCAAGTTCTCGTGCTATATGACTCGCACCGTTCGGAGTCATATGCAAATTCCTGTTAGGGAAAACTTCTGGGTTATGTCTCGGGCAAAAGACACAATTTCGATTACAAAGTTCGGTAGTATTTACTTCGACTGTAAGAATCGAATTGAGTGGGTTAAATTCTTCATTCCCCAATCTCTTGTGATGAGCTGCCTCTTGTTTTCTCCTATGTTCAAGGAAACTATATTGGTCGTCTTGTTTCTTCATGTACTGCTCTCCATTCTTCAGCGTAGGGTTGAGTTTCAAACCCTTTTAGCCAAGGCCCGCCGTCTGTAAAGTGAACAGCGCTAGGCTGATAAATGTCGTAATAACCAATCATATTGTTCCAAGTTGCAGGCAAACTGCCTACACTTTCTGCCCATTTGAATTCATGTAAGTAACTTGCGTCCTTTTCATTGACTTCATCGGGGCTTATTTCCTGTTCATCACAATTGATATACATTAGTGATGACCAGTATTTACAAGGATATGGACGATTTATCCTACCGTCCATCTTGATTCTAGTACTTGTAATTAACTCAGGGTGCTTAACAACATAGACATCATGTGTTTCTTCATCTATACATTGTAAAAGCTCTGCTGGGTCTGCTCGAAAGAGAAAGTCTCCATCTACAAATAACGCCCAGTCTTTATAATCATTTAGATACGGTACTAGAAATCTAGTAAAAGAGAAGTCTGTAGCTTCTCCTTGGTAGGGACGAGAATACACACCCTGTTGAATTAAGTCTTTCTTTCGTAACGGCTTAATTATATGAAGTTTACTAAAGCGCTCTATAGAGGCTTTACAGACTTCATACATCTCGGGGTGTGCTTCCTCATATCCTATGTATATATTCACGATACGAGTTCAGGCGTAAAATCTCCTTCAGACTTGTTGAGGTCTTCTCCGAGTTGGTTTATATACGCTTGTCTACCAGTTGTTAGAATAGCAATCATAGTTTGTAGCCTAGCAATTTCTTGGTCTGCTATCTGCATATGATTGATTACATTTCTGTGTTCTTCACTTAACTGGTCAATCTCATACTCTTTATCGTCAATAGTGATTGTTGGTATTTCACTCATTTAAATATGTCCTGCCAATTTCCTTGTGTACTAGCCTTAGCATACTCGGTAGCACGGTTTTCAAAAAAGTTGGTATGCTCAACTGCGTTCAACTGCATATCAATCCAAGGCAATGGATTTTCTTCACTATGAAATATCTTCTTCATACCGATTCCTAGTAGCCTTCTATCTGCAATATATCTGATATACTCTTTTACTTCTTTTGCTGTTAAGTCTGGAACATCTGCGTTTGCAAAACAAACATCAATAAATTTATCTTCTAGTTCCACAGTCTTTTCAGCGGCACAGTATATTTCATACTTTAACTTATCAGTCCACAACTCAGGGTGTTCCTGCATGAAAGTTCTAAATAGTTTAGACAAACCTTCAACATGTAATGATTCATCACGAATACTCCATGTAACAATCTGTCCCATACCTTTCATTAAGTTATGTCTTGGGTAGTTAAGAAGAATCGCAAAGCTACTAAATAACTGTACGCCTTCTGTAAATGCACTATATACTGCCATAGTCTTTGCCATATCAAATGGAGTTTCCATACTAAAGTCTTGTAAGTACTCGTGTTTCTCCATCATGGCATGTATGTCCATAAACTCTTGGTACATTGCATCATCTTTACCTAGAGTCTCCAACAGAAGTGAGTAAGCTTCTTGGTGCACAGCTTCCATAGCTGCATACGCTACTAGCATCATTCTTACTTCTGGTTGTTTAAATGTAGGTAAGTAGTGGTGGGCATATCCTCCACATACATCTACATCTGCTTGTGTGAAGAACTTAAATATATTGTCTAGCAACATACGTTCTCCATCACTTAATTTTTCTCTATAATCTTTTATATCGTCCTGTAGTGGCACTTCATCGGGTAGCCAATGCATTTGTTGTTGTTTTTTGTAATTCTCAAATGCCCACGGGTACTGAAAAGGTTTATAGTATTCTCTTTCTTTTAATAAACTCATTATTATCCCTCACAACTTAGACATTCTTCCTGTTCAAATATGATTTCTCTTTTTGCCTGGGAAGCAACATTGTCTGCTCTACTGATTGCCTCACTACGTAGATAGTAAAGCGTTTTTAAATTCTTTGCCCATGCTAACATATGAGCGCTGTGTAAATCTCCTTTGTTTACATCAGGCGGGAAGAATAGATTTAACGACTGAGACTGACAGATATACTCCTGTCTTTCTGCAGCGTGTTCTATAATCCATGCTTGATTGATTTCTACAGCAGTTTTGAAAGTGTCTTTTTCGTCTTGTGTTAAGAACTCAAGATGTTGAACACTTCCTCGTTGTGCAACTATGCCTTTCCATACTTCATCTGTATTCTTTTCATACTTATCAAGAACTTCTTGTAAAAATTTATTCTTGTGTAAGTTAGAACCAGACTTAGTTTTCTGTGTAAAAGCATTTGCTCTAAACGGTTCAATACTTGGACTTGTATTGCCACATATAATACTAGAACTCGCATTTGGAGCAATAGCTAATAAGTGTGCATTACGTACTGTGCAAGTATCATCATCAGGACACGCACCTTTCTCTGCTGCTAGCTTGCGCGTAGTAAGGTCTGCCTCATTCTTAATGTGTGAAAACATTTGTTGATTCAATGCTTGCGCACCTAATGATTCGAATGGTATTCCGTTCTTTTGTAAGTATGCGTGAAATCCCATTGCACCTAGACCAAGACTTCTTTCTCTCATAGCACTAAAAGCTGCTCTGTGCAATTGCTCAGGTGCTCTAGCTATAAAGTCAGTTAGAACATTATCTAACATTCTAATTAAGTCTTGTACAATAGTAGTGTTCTTCCATTCATCATAGTACTCTAAGTTTAATGATGATAGACAACATACTGCTGTTCTTTCCATATCTGTTGCTAATGTGATTTCACTACATAAGTTTGAGTGGTGTACTTCTAACCCTTTCTTCTTCTGAAAGGAAGGTATCTCAGCATTTACCGCATCTTCAAACATTAAGTAAGGCTCGCCTGTTTCCATTCGGTTTTGCAGGAGTTTTACCCACAATGCTCTAGCACTTACGGTTCGTTTGACCTGTCTTGTGTGGGGATCGATAAGATCCCAGCTATCATCAAAATCAGGATATTTACTAGCGGAGTGTATGAGCTCCATGAAACTATCAGGAACCACCACACCATGATGAAGATTGATAGATTTACGATTAGTGTCACCACCGGTTGGTTTTCGAACATCTAAGAATTCCTCAATCTCGGGGTGACTCATATGTAGATATGCAGCATACGAACCCCTTCTCGTTACACCTTGGCTAAACGCCAACATTTCTGCGTCAACAACTTTGATAAAAGGTATCACTCCAGTACTCTCACTTCCTTTAGAAGTCCTTGTACCTTGCGCACGAACATCAGACCAGTGCCCTCCAATACCACCACCGAATGATGATAAGAAAGCATTTTCTGTGTAGTGTTCCGTGATTCCTTCACGACTGTCGTCTACATAATTTAAAAAACAACTAATGGGTAATCCTCGAGTAGTTCCACCGTTTGACAGAACTGGCGTCGAGTACATAAACCATAGTTTACTGACGTAATCATACAACCTTTGTGCATGAGCATCATCGTCTGCAAATGCCATAGCAGCACGTGCAAACGCTTCTTGTGGTGATTCCTCACCTGGTACCATGTACCTATCCTTTAGAGTTGTTATTGCAAACTCATCTAAAAGACTATCTTTTGAATAATCTATTTTAACTGACATAATTTCTCACTAATCCTATAATATCGTTACTGTGCCCGAGTACTTGTGCATCAGGGTCGTACGATAAATCCATCAGTTCGATATTCTTAGCTAGTGCGTCTGCGCCAAACTCATTTAAGTTTTGCATAAACTTGTACCTGCTATCTATCGGAAGTGATGACATTATATCAAATACATCTCCGTGTTCTGCTATGAGAGACGATGCTCTCTTAGGGCCAATTCCTGTTACTCCTGGGACGTTATCTCCTTTATCTCCAGTTAAGCACTTAAAAGTTAAGTACATATCTGGGTGAAAGTCGTAATGCTCGTCCCAATTACCTAATGTTGTCTCTTTTCTTGTTACGGTAGAGAACCGTGATATGTTCCCATCTACCAAGAGATCCCAGTCTTTATCTGAGCTTACTAGCCAGATATCTTCTATACCAAGTTCTTCTCTGTTTTGAGAGATAACTGCTGCAATGTCATCAGCCTCTACACCTTTATACTTAATAGTGAGATAACCTTTTTCATTACATAAATCAATTGTCTTCTGAAACTCTCCTAAGAATTGTTCAAATTC